CTTGATGTACGAGTACTCGCCCGCCGTGACGGGATAATCCGCAACAACGATGTTCGGCGCGTCGGTGTTCCCGAAGTTGATGTTGCCGACATTGTGCGTCACCGTTTCGCCCGCTGTGTTCGATTCGCATATCTCCACTGTTGCCACCATTCACATACCTCCTTTGTCATCCCTTCGATTCTTCGACATACTGTTGGATCACCGGGCGCACGATGGACGACAGGTTGCCCTTGGTCATGATCCACGCAGTGCGCAGGAAGGACCTTGGCGCCATCCTGCTCGTGCCCCATTCCACATAAGGCCCGTAGGGCGCGGTGTAGCCGACCACGAAGTCGTCTCCTTCCTCGCGCGCGTAACCCGACTTCTTGAGAAAGCCAGTCTTCACCGGACACCACATCTGGGAGAATGTGAAGATCACCTGGCCGACCTTTCGATTGACCCGGCGCAGTAAGTTGGGGATGCCGCCCTCGAGGTTGGCTAGGAACCTCTTGAGGTCCTCGCTCTCCACGCGGATCTCGATCACAGCAATCCCTCCAGGGCAAGGACGGGCGTGCACCTGTCGTTCGGATGCACACAGAAGCCGTTGGTCTGATTGCGGAGCTCGTCGATCGTCATGGGTCCCTGGGCGGCGATGGCTTTGCAGGCCTCGCATGCGTCCGGGGCGACTGACCACACATACTTCGCAACGGCGTTAGCGGGATCCTTGAGATAGCCGTTCACGCGCCCGTTGTTGCTGATCATGGTAGTCTCGGTGCGCGCGATCCGCTCGAGCTTGAACTTCTCCGTGTCGGCAACGCCGCGCATCTCCTTGACCATGTCATCCAGGGCGAACTTGCCCGGTTCGGTGTACGCGCGCTCGATCACGCCGGTGAAGGCGTCGCGCTGTTGGATGGTGAACTCGGGCAAGGTAGTGCTGACCCCCTTCCATTGATTGACCAAGTAGTCGATCGCGTCCTGGTCGGTGCCGTCCATGCTCAGGGTGATGTTCATGTCCTTGGCCGCTTGCTGCAGGCCCTTCAGGTAGGCGGTCTCGACTGCTGTGCGCGCCGTGCGGCTGAGCTTCACATCGAGCGCATCGAGCTCGCGACTGATCGCCATCCACACCTCATCCTTGGACATGTCGACCGTGATGTTGCTCACTGCGCGGTTGACCGCTGCTTCATAGGCTGCGATCGCATCGCTGTAGAAGACGTCCTGCGTAGCCGTCGTGCCGCGCGGTGCATCCTCGACATGATCGGCCTTCCCTAGTGCGAGAGATGTGGGCGCCGCAGCACCGAAAGGCGTAGCACCACCGAAGGGGCTTGTGGGCACAGGTGCGCGGCTGCCCTCGCCCGAGATATGCGGTCCATCCGGTTCCCACAAAACCGTGAACCCTGCATCAGCCGCGATCTTGGCGCCTTCCGCGCGCGTCTTGAGGATGTCCGCCTGCAACTTGTCGTCGTCAGGCTCGACGGGTACGAAGTCCCAATACCAATCTGTGATCTTGAAAAGCGGCAGAAGGTCCCTGTTCACCTGCTCAGCGAACTGGTCCTGGTTGGACTCGGTCGTGTTGTTCTGAACATGGATCCCGACCTCGTTGGCGTTGCCAAGCCGGCCCGGCGTCTCTATCGACACGAAGACGGGGCTGACACCGAACACGCTGCATACGACGCCTCGGAAGAACTCGCGCTCCGCGATCGTCCCGGCGTTGCTGATGTCGCCTAGCATCTTGATGTACTCGAGACCTTGCCCTTCCTGCATGCCGAGCCACAGCTGCTCATAGGGATTCTGTTGTCGCCTCGAGCGGAACTGTTCGGCCGCGGCGTCGACCTCAGATTGTGCAGTACCCGTGAACAGCAGGGCGCTATTGGGTTCGCGCTGCATGCTGAAGGCGTCGTACCCGTAGTTGTCGATCGCCATGGCGGTCGTCAGGGCCACGATCAGGCAACGCAGACTGCTACTGCCGAACAGCCTCGATCCGCTTGCGTAGCTCGTGCCATGGATGATCTCATGCTTGGCGAACCGAGCGGTGGTCTTGTTGTCGATGATCTGCATATAGGCCGTCGCGAGCAGCTGCTGTCCGCACACCCCCCGCCGGCCGTCTATGATCACTTCCTCCGGGCAAGTCTTCTGAGCAGCAGGATAGAATTTCTGCGGGTTCGCGCGCGTGTGGATGGGGCAGAAATACTCATCATTCCCCAGCATGCCGAAGTCGTCTGCGCAGATGACCATGTTGCGCGGGTCCTCGTGCCACAGGGCGATGGGTATCTGTTGGCTGTAATCAAAGCCGATCGAAGTGAACCAGTCATCAGCTACCTGGGCGTCGTACAACGACCGCTTGACGATGTCGCCCCAGGTGTAGGTGCTGTTGGGCTTGTCGAGCAGCTTGCGGATCGGAACGAGCTGGTTGGAATCAGGCTCACGGAAGCTCACGCTGCCGCAGGTGCAGGTCTCGATCTCATCTTGGAACTCCATGCCGCACTGCAAGCATTTCTTCTTGAATGTCGGGTAGAAGTCCCAGAAGCGCCGCAGACCCTTGATCGTCTTGCGAGTGCACTCACGCACGATCGCCCATACGACCATGCGCACAAGATAGGACCGCTCGGCCAGCTCGAACAGCATGTCATAGCTGATGGGCGGCTCGACGATCTTGCGGCTGCCTCGCAGGAACTGTCGCTTGAGGTAGGCTATCTCTGTCCGTGGCAACTGACCGATGGGCTCGGGCTTGACCTCAATCTTCCGCGTCGCGGTCTTGTTCTTGCGCTTGCCCTTGGCCTTTGACATCAAATTGCTCCCATCGAATCGGACAGGATTTCGAACTCTCTGTCCCAATCTATCACGGTAAGTCTTGAGTGTCAACGAGATTCGTCGGGGGTGTCTTGCTACCTTCCAAAACTATTCTGTCAACGATTCGTTTACGGATTTTTCGGCAGCCGGCCGTGTTCTTTGAGATACTGGAACAAGATTCTTTCTACGCGAGAGGACATAGACACATGCCGCTTGAAAGTCGATTCGTAATCTGTCTGGACGCTCTCTTCGCGCACGGCCTTGGCAATCCGGGGCTCGAGATACAGGATGCAGACACGCTCCTTGCTCAATGAAATCCCCCCACCTTGCGCACTACTTGACTCGCCCGCGTCGCGCCGGCAGATCTCATGCCGCCGCCCTGTGTGTCGACCGTTGTGATCGCGAGTCCCCGCTGCAACTTGCCTTCCTTGATCGCCATGTTGCACAACCACAACGCCATCACCGTGTCGTCGTGCTTTGCCACGCTGACTATCTTGCCACTCTCCCAGGTGAGGCTGTTGAGCTCGTCGACGAGCGGTTGGGTGATCTTGACCGACTCATACTCGAAGGGCTGCCTGCCCGTCTTGGTCTCGGCCTCGGTCGGTCCTCGAGGTATCGTGATCATGCCCCGCTCGAACATCAGGCGCAGCGACGGCACGCCTTCGCGCATGTCCGACTTCTCCTTGCCGGTGTTGTGCCCGCTGATCGGCATGTTGCGCAAGGCGCCGGCGGCCTCCTGCTCGAGCCAACGCTGGAAAGCATTCTTCTCGATCTTCACATGCACGGGTTTGTAGGATTCCTCGATGTCCTGGAGCATGTCGATGTGCGCCTGCAGGGTCATGCCGCGCTGCCTGATCACATTCAGGACCGTGCGGTGGTCAGTGCTGCTGTCGTAAGCCATGATCGCAAACACAGTGTAGTCCGCGCCTATGCTTGCGGATGCGGCGGGATCCACGCCGACATACACCTCGAGGGGACCTTCGTAGCTCTGCGAGATAGGCATCTCCGCGTTGAAGCACTCCGTGATCAGGTGCATGGGCAGCAGGCTGCTCGCTTCGTCCACGGGCTTGAGCATGTACTCTCGAGCGAACAGGACCTCGCCCAGGGCAGCCCTGCGTTCGTCTATCATGGCCTGCGTCCAGTACTCGGGCCACAACAACTTGCCGGCAGGATCTATCGCAGGGTACAGCTGCTTGTCGAAGATCCCGCGTTCCTCGATGCTGTGATAGGTGTCTCCGAAGTGTTTGTAGGTGCCCACGACGAGCATCCGGCCGTCCTTGGCGAGCATGGGAAACAAACTTGCGAAGAACCAACGGGTGAGGTTGCTGTCGGCGATCGTCTGCATGTCCTCGATGATGTCGTCCACGAAGATGAACTGCGGGTGTGGCCCCACGATTCGCGTGACGGCACCCTTGGCGATCACCGTGTTGTTCGTCGTGGTCCTGATCATCTGCTTGGCCCATCGGTCCCGGTCAACTAGCTGCGGCATCTCGCGCTCGATCACTGTCTTCACGCGATCGAGTATGAGATGCGCCTGCTCTTGGCTGCTCGAGACGATGTAGACGAGCTGATGCTGCAGGCTCGCAAGGATCCACAGGATGGGCAGCACGACGACGTTCTCTGTCTTGCCGTGCCCTCGAGCGGCGAGTATCAGCAGCAGGGGCGATTGCTGCCAGTGTTGCAGCCACTCGTAGTGATGCTTCGCTATGTGGTACGGCGTGCCTTGCCAATCCCGACGGACGACCTGCTCCGCGAACGTCTTCATGATCGCGGGCAGATCGTCTATGGCATCCAGTCCTTTTCCTTCTGCCATATCGGGTCTAGGTCCGTGCGCTTGGCAAGGTCGTTCAACATCTCGCCCACAAAGCCCTTGGCATCAGGATGCACCAGGCCGACGAACACGATGGAGTACCCGAGCTCGCTGCTGATCTTCTCGGTCCAGACCTCGAGCTGCCATCTTGCTGCCTGTATGTCGCCGCGGTCGCCCAGGTCCACAGCGATGAGCTGCTTCTGCCACACATAGGCTATGATCGGATGCGGGTTGTTCAAGGCAGGCGCGCGAACACCGCCTTTGAACGGTGAGGATTCCATGGTCCTCAACCCTTGGGCTTGCGCGACTTCCTGCGCGCGCCCTGCACGACCTCGAACTCCGGTTCCGGAACCAGCGGCACTTCAGGCACGGTCGTCTCGACCAGCTTGTGTGCAGCCAACGCGCTCGCCGTTCCTTTCGCCTTGCGGTCTGCGAAGTGCTTCTCCATGTAGGCCTTCGGGCCGTACTTGCCGCACTTGCATTGCAGCATCTCGACTTCTCCCCCGCAGGTCGTGCAGTGCAGGTGCGACTCGCCCCGCACGAGCAGGTAGTGTTCGTCGTTCTCGTCTTCCACCACTTCGTCGTGGTCCTCTATCACTCTTGGCATGTTGTTTCATCTCCTGTCCCCTGGACAACGCCCAGGTTGACTCTGATCTATGACGCGCTGATGTGGACGTGTTGCCATACCTCGGGCTTCCCGTCCTCGATGCATTCACGCGGGAGGAGCGCCGGCGGGATCTCCTTCTTCTCGCACTGCTTGCTGCACCGGTGGTTCTTGCCCGTGCACCGCATGATCACAAGGTTGTGTTGGATCATGTACAGGCTGTTGCTCAACCTTGGGCACCTCCTTGAGGACCGCCTTCTGCTCGAGCGCCGTCAGCCGGTTGTTCAAGTCCAGGATGCTGTTGCGGTGGACCATCGTGTTGAAGTTCAACCGCATCAGTTGGCACGGCACGCACTTGCATGCGAGCTCGTGCCCGTTCGGCATCCGTTTTCCTTCTTTGATCTCTTGCTGCTTTCTTTGCTCTTCTTCCAGCCGCAACCGTTTCGCCATCTATTCTGCCTCCCATGTAATCCATGATGATCATGTCCACGATCGCCACACGTTCGATGCGACGGCCCTTTGCGATCAGTACCTTCCACCGCAGGCCTCCATCGACCTTGCCTGTGCGCGTTGGCGTGAGCACTAGGGTCGCCAAGCGCGTCGCCTCCCCACTATGACAATTAACGCGGTGATTGTGATAATCGGATACAACAATGCGAACTCGGGGATCGGATGCGGAATGAAGTAGAGGATGTCGAGTTGTGCACTGCCGACGCTTTGGTTGGGTTGATGTTCGACAAAGATGCCGGCAGCGGGCGACCACTTGCCTGCGAGCCAATCCATCGCAGCGTTCTCCATCCAGCCCCAGGACTCATTCATCAGGCTGCCGTCCCGGTCGTAACTCCATGAATGCCAACTGCCCATGGCTATCAGGGCCTGGCCTTCCCAGAAGAAGGAGTCGATGATCTTGCTGTTGTTCTCGCGCACCGTGATCACGCCGGGCGGCCCGCTGCAGTTGAAGATGAGCATGCCCAAGGCTGCACCATATTGGTTGCGCACCTGCGTGAAGTTCGCGAAGTCCTCGAACATATAGTAGGTGCCGCCCGGGATCTCGGCGCGCATCGTCATGTTCAATGTGATCAGGTGTCGTCCTGGTTCGTTGCCTGTTGGTGGCGTGGGTTCATCACCTGTGGGATGGGGCGCGGTCAAGGGCAACAACGTCGCCGCAGCCGGCACTATGATGCAGAGCGCAGTGATCACCGCGAATATGATGACCGGCAGAGATGGGCTGCGGCTTTTCTTGGGTTGCGACTTCCACTCGCCGATATCAGCTACGAGTCCCGTCATTCACAATCACCCCACTTCTTGCCGCACCTGGGGCAGTATGACGGTGGGGCAGTCGTTCCGTTGACGTACCCGCAGCAACAGCAGTACACCAAGGTCGTCCGGTCGCAGGTCCTGTTCTCTGGAGCTCCTGCCGTCATGCGATCCTCCTGCCCTGGACGTTCTGCTCGTAGATGCGCCGGGCGTCCCTGTTGTGTGGGTTGCTTTGAATCTTGCGCATGGCGCTGAAGGCCTTGGGGGTGAAGGGCTTGCTGCAGACGTAACAGGCATCAGTCTCGCGTTCGATGACGAGCTCCGCGCAGTCCTTGCACAACCACCGGCGCGGATCCGTGCGCTTGATCCGGGCGTGCTTGTTCGTCAGGGGGTGATAGCAGCGGATACAGACGCGAGGCTCAGGCTGCTCGAGGTTGTTCTTCTGGCAGACGGCCTTGGCACACTTGTTGCAGAGCGTCACAGCAACCACCAAGCCAAGGCATAGAGGGCGCCGGCCGCGATGACAGCCAAGAGCAATCGAATCCAGAAGGGCAGGACCTCGCGACGGATCCGTTGTGTCTCGAGCATCTCAGTTCGCAGGGGGCAGTCGTAGCAGTCCGCCCCACACTGTCTGCAGTGGTCGCCATCCCAAGCGGCGATGCAACAATCGCAGTGTCTGCAACAGAGTTCAGGCATGTCTCTTCATCCTCGTGCAGAGTCCCATGCACTGCATCTTCTGCCGCACTGCGTGTTCCGTTCGACCCAGGAGGCCGGCTATTCCGCGCGCAGTCTTGTGCAGGCGACATGCTTCTCGTAGGAGCTCCTCTTCCTCGGGTGTCCAGAAGTAGCGCGGGTCTTCCGGCAGCGCCTTGAGCTCCTCAAGCGTGATCGTCTTGCCGCGGATGCTGATCGCTTGCTTCATACGAAATGCGACCTCCTGCACCTCGGGCAATAGGCGACCTTGCTGCGAGGTTGGTTCATGCGCGAGCCGCAATCAGGGCAAGGATGATGTCCGGGATCCTCGGGTCCGGTGTGCATGCTCACGCTTCCACCACCGGGCAGAGCTTCGTTGCGGGCGATTCGACGCCGTCATGGTCGACAGTGAACTTGCCGCTCGGTTCGACATACACTACCGAATAGCCGATCTCGGGCGGCGTGATCTGCCCGGTCTTAATCGCGAAGGGTGTGCGCAGCTGCCAAGCGGCCGTGATGAAGCCATGCGAGTGCGAGTAGTAGGCCCCGACGAGCCAATGCTGATGTGAGCGCACAACCAGGGGGACCTTGCCGTACTTCTTGAGTGCGTCATTCAGCTTGAGGAGGACCATCTGCCGGGCGATCGAGGTCGTCGCATACATCCAGATGGACTTTGTGGTCGGGACGTCATGCGAGATATGCGCCCTGAACTTGCAGCCCTTCCAGGTAGGGTCGTCATGTTCAGGTCGCAGGATGAAGTCAGGATGAAACTCGCCATGCGGCAGTTGCTCGACGACCGCCTGATCGAGGGGTGTGTTGTCGCCGGTATGGTACCCGCTGCCCTGCGTGCCCACGAACTTCTTGGCCTTGATCATCTTGAGCAGTTCGACTGCTTCCTTGACCTGCGAGTTCAGGTCAGTGGTCCACAGGTGCATACCCTGGGACTTCCGCTGTACGCCATCGCATGTATCGCCGTTGATGATGCAGCAGTCGACCACGCCGACCTTGTGCACCATGTCCTTCCAATGCTTGAGCAGGTATCGTTGTCCTGCATTGGCAGTCACGATGCTGGATTCGCCCGTCAGCACGTTCACGATCTCGGTACGCTCACGCATCAATCCGTAGAGGCTGCCCGCGTGAATGTCGCTCACAAACAGGTACTTCTTTTCACTTGTCATGCCTTGGTCCTCCAAATAGTTGCTTGATGGCCTGCTGCGCCCGCGTCAGTACTGCGGATGCGAACAGGTCTTGGACCGTGACTCGCCGGCGTTTCGATGGGCCATGCCAAAGGCAGTTGATGCAGCCCCACTTGTTGCGTGACAGGCGCCGGATCCTGTCGCCGCACTTTGAACATCTAACCATGCCCGGCCACCTCCTCGAGCTGCTTCCTGTAGCCGTCCAACTCTGCCCGCTGCTTGTCGTTCAGCATGCTGAGGGCCTTCGGGTAGAGCTTGGTCGCCAGGATGATGTTGGCCTCTGTAGAAACGGCCACATTCACCTCGGTGCTGACCGCCGTGCCGTTCTCGTCCAGGCCCATGCACTTGCGCTCGATCTTGACCGCGATGTCCAACCAACGAGCGACATCGGTAGGGCTGAGGACCTCCGGGCGGATCTTGCCGATGCGCTGCAGCACGAGGTCCTGGAGTTTGTGAGACTCATTGATGTGACGCCGGTTCATGCGGACGATCGCGTCCTTCTCGTCCTCGACGACTTCCTTACTGATCACGGCGTCGTAGGCCCGGACCCGGTCGACCCAATCATGCCGCGAGGACCACCGGGACATGAGCGCGATGTTCTTGCCCGACTCCTTCGCTACCTTCTCGTGACTGCGTTTGGCGCCCAGACTGCGATAGATGGAGAATGCTTCGTAGGCCTGAGTCGACTCGTCGTCTCGTTGTTCCCAGGGCTTCTTGCTGTTTCTGACTGACCCTGCTCGATCCTTGGGGCGCTTCCCTGTTGCCTTGACCATCGGAGTGAACCCTTTCCGGTTCGCTTTCCTTTGGTTCGATTCTCTTTAGTTGGGGGGTGTCTTACGCAGCTCTGTACCTACCATCGCAGGACCTCCATGTCCAGGGGGAAGTCGTGATAGTGCCGCAGGACGTCGCGGAGAGCGATACCTGTCGGCGGTGAGATGAAGTCGAGGGAGGCGAGGGCATCGGCGTAGGATGTATCCCATCCTTGGATCCATTCGCTCCTCGAGTTGCCGGGGAAGTGCTTTCCGATCCCTGCGTCTGAGACCCTTATCGGGTTGACGGTTGTGAGCGGGTCCCGTCGTCTCCAGGACCACTTCGAGTAGTAGGGCACGCCTTTCCATCCGTGGAGCAGCGCGTCGTCACCTACCCGTCTAGGCTTTGCGTGAGGGGCTTCGCTGACCGGCCTGATCGTCTGTCGGCATGCTCCGGTGCGCACTGCCTCTTCCTTGGGCTTGTAGGTGATGGCGAGGATGTGAGTTGTCAAGTCTTCCTGGTCTCCTTGGGGTTCATCATCTTCTCCAGCGACCGTCTAACGAGTGCATGCTCAATCATCCAGTCCAGTCCCAGGTTCTTGTTCAGCCAATCCGAGATGATGAACTGCACCACATGCTCGACGGTATCTCCGAATCCGGGCATCAGACTCGTGAGGGCCATGTATTCGGGCTCTCTCATGTTCAGGTCGACTCGGAACGCGCCCATCACGTCTTGACCTCCGGGCGGTTCATGTGCCCCAGGAACTTGTCGAAGTCCTCCCAGGACGAGAAGATGAGGGTTGCGTGGTATCTGATCCAGGGATGGTCACGCTTGTTGGCCAGGTCGATGATGTATATCCTCTTCTTCGCCTTGAACGCGTAGACGATCTCCATGATCGTCCCGACCGAGATTCCGTCGCAGAGCACCGCGGCGAAGGCGTGGCATTTCTCGATGTCCTTGATGTCGCCGTCCACCACCGGGCCTGGGTCGATCTCCCAAATCCCGCGGAGGCCTACATCTATCTCTTCGATGTCTCCTCGCCCTGTGTCATAGAAGGGGTTGAGCAGTTCGACGCCCGTGCGTTGCTCGGTCGCTAGTTCCTGCTCGCGGATCTTCTTGCGTGCGGTGATCGGATGGGCGAGGTATATCTGCATGAGCACTACTCCTCGGGCGGCACGACGACGAGCTCCACCTTGATGCCGAGCTGCTGTTCGATCAGTGCCGCCGTGTTGATGAGGATCTCCGGCGCGATGTCCTTGGGTGCTACCGCCGCCTCACTTACCGTGATCTGTGCCTGCACAACGGGCCGCGCGAACATGACCTCGGGCAGTTTGAACGCGAGCCGGATGGCGACCTCGTCGCGCCCCAAGGATGGCTTGTACTTGGTCGTGCGCACGGTGCCCCTCGAGTTGGCGATGATGTAGCAGAAGAAGTCGATCGTCTTGCTCGGCATGTGATCACCCGAACAAGGCCGACAGGCCCATGCTTGTGCGTTCCGCATTGCACCGAAGCAACAACTTGGTCATATCGCGCACGCCGCGTTCATATCCGCGCTGATCAGCACACTGTTCGGCGAGACGCTGCCTAACATCGGCCAAGTCCTTCCTGGTCAAGTCATGCAGGTTGCTCTCGAACACGGCTGTCTGCCGCGTCTCTGCAAGTTCCTCGCGCAGCTTCTTGATATCATCCGTCGCGTCCCAAAACTGCTTTTGCAGTCTGTTGTATGGATGGTCGGGACCCTTTTGTGGTGGCATCAGCTCGCCCCCTTCTTTGGGCCCTTCTTGGCATCCTCAGAATGCTCCACCTTCGCCACCTTGAAGGGCCAGCTCGGCTCCAGCTGTCTCAGATGCGTGAAGTTGAGGCCGCGCCTGACGTCCTCAAGGTCGTGCTCCAGGGCTTTCGTCAGGAGCGAGTTCTCCAGGTCCTTGACCTCCGCGCCCTTCTTCGTCTTGTTCGCGTTGAACTGTTCGATCAGGTACGCGAGCTCCTTCTCAGTCAGCGGCGACGTTCTCTTGTCGAGGTACTTCTTGAACGACTCGTCCACGCCCGCGAGCTCCTCCTTGCATTTGGCGTGTTGCCGCCTTGTCTCCTGGGCCGTCTTGCCCTGGAAGCAGCTCGACTTCGTGCAGGTATCGTTCTTCTCGCCCTTCGCCTTCCCGAAGCTCTGATACTCCGGCTTCTTGAGGACCCGGTTCGGGCAGTCCTTGCAGATGACCTCGACATTGAATGATGCATCCGCGAGATCCCGGTCGCTCTGATAGTTGAACTTGCTTCCGGAGACCGCCTTGGATCCCGCCTTGGCAGCCTTCTTCTGCTCTGCCTCGTCGAGCTTGACACGCGCGGCCTCGATCTGTCCGAGGAAGCAGTCGTTGTCAAGGCAGTGCCGCTCTGTCTTCTTGCCCTTCTTGGAGAGCTCGAAGAAGTGCGGGCACCCGCCCATGCACTTGCTGAAGTCGAAGAACTTGTAGAGGCCCTCGTACTCGTAATCGTTCAGGTCCAGGTTCTCGCCAACTGATTCCAGGGCGCTGTATGCGCACTCCTCCGCGCGTTCAACGGTGAGGCCGCCGCGCATCTTCATCTGCTGCTTCAGATCCTTGATGACCTCTATCCGGAGCTCCTCGCGCTCGGCGTAGGGCATCACGGCCAACACATGAGTCGCTTGGAGATCGCCTTCCCGCATCATCGTCCTCAGCTCCTCCGGGGCCTCGAGCAGCTTGAGCCGTTCCCTGACCCATGTCTCCGACTTGCCCACGCGCTTCGCGAGGTCCTTGGGATCCCTGCCCATGTCAATGAGCCCCTGGAGCCCGGAGGCCTCCTCGAGCGGCGTAAGATCCTCGCGCTGCAGGTTCTCCACGAGCATGACGACCCGGACCTCTTCGTCCGTCGCCTCCCGGATGATCACCGGGACCTCCTTGAGCTTGAGTTCCTTCGCGGCCTTGAGACGCCTCTCTCCGGAGATGAGCTCGTAGCCCTTCTCGGCCTTGCGCACGATCAGGCGGATCTGTATGCCGCCCTCGTTCGTGATGCTCGTCTTGAGTTCCTCGAGCTTCTCTCCCTTGATCTCCTCCCTCGGATTCCAGCCTGTCAAGTGGATCTCCGAAGGGCTCACGCTTGCTAGTGTTTCCTTCATTTCACTTCCTCCGTCTTGTCTTGATGAACTTGTTCAGCTGCAGTGTCGGCAGGCGGCGCGGGATTTGTTAGGGGATACAACCGCTCGAACTGCGCGACAGCCTTCACGCGCTCCTCGTCAGTGTGTTTGATCCCTTCGTTGAACCCCGCCGTGTACCTGTCGTAGATCTCTTCGGGCGTCTCGCGGTCGAGCAGGAACGCCATGTTCGGAGCGAGCCTACCCATGCTCGCGAGGATCTCAAGGTTCCCTTTGCGCATGCCCTCGAGATACCCGGCATTCCATAGGAGAAGACCGCACATGATCGACTGTTCGTTCAGTCCGCAACACCCGCCGTTGGTGGTTCGCGAGATGACCAACTCCGCTAGGTCCCCCTGGAACTTCTGTATGAAAGCGCGCGCCTCTTCGCTGTTGTGCACCAGGGCGATGTTCTCCATGTCGCTCACGCCTTCGCGAGCTCGACTGTGATCATCTCCGCCCGGTACTCGGCCGACTTCACTGTGAACCCGGCGCGTTGTGCCAAGGTTTCGACTTCGCTGAGCAGCGCCATCGGTGCGAGCAGTGGTCCAGGGGAAGGGTCGAACTTGGAGATCGGTTGGGCTATCATCACTCCGAAGTCAACTGTTGATGTGACATGGGTCTCCGGTGTGGTAGTCTCTGCACCTGGTGTCTCCTCGGCTTCCTCTTCCTCCGTCTTGGTGGAGGCCTCCGGTATCGTGTCCAGCGTGAGCAGCCTGTAGAACGGCCCGCGGCCGTCGTCGTCGGTGTCCCTGGTCCTGATGACCTTGCCTTCCTTCGCGAGCTGGCGAAGGGCTCGGTCGACCCATCCGGCCTTTGCATCTATCTTCTCGGCGATCTGCGCCACGGACATGTCGCCCAAAGGGTCCCGTTCACCGACCTTCCTTAACGTCTTGAGGATCCCGGGCTCGAGCGTGGACATCTTGATCAGTCCTCCTCGAGCTTGGCGAGGATCTCTTTCACGGCGTCGTCCGTCTCGCCCTTGACGATCTTCTCGCCCTTCTTCGCCCGGAGCTTTTGCCGGACGAGGTCCTCGAGCTCGTCGTTGTCGACTGCCTCCGCGACATCGCAGTCCTTGACCGAGCACTTGAACTTCGGCATGTCGTAGTCCTCTTTCACATACTTTACCGGCGTCTTCTTGACCGAGACCGGGCTCACTGGTTTCCCACCAAGGTCTACCTGCTTCGCTTTCGCCATCTTACTCACTTCCCTTCTCGCCCACCTTGATCCACAGCTTGTCCGCCGTGACCGTCTTGTAGATGATCTCCAGCGTCGGGCTGCTCTTGGCGGTCTTGTTCACGAGCTCGAGCACATCCCTCAGTTCGTAGAGGTCGCCCCTGATCACGAGACCGAGGTGTGCCTTCAGATCTGTCCCCTGTTCTGTTCCCATCCTGTTCACCGTATCTCCTTGATTGCTACGGTAGTGAACCTAATCACGACGCCCGTCTGTTGCCCGGGATCCGCGAAGTCCTTGGCGGCCGTGACGACATTGATGCGCGAGTCGTTGTCGTATACGATGCCTGCGAGCGCGTCCCCGACTGCTCGGATGAGCTTGTCGAGATCCGGCTGCTTATTGTGCAGGACTACGCGCTTCGATGTCGACTCCGGCTTCTGAAAATAGAAATGAAGGTCGAGGAGGACGGCCTGCGTCTTGTCGACGCAAGGGACACTGTGCTCCTCGACGTACCGCTGCGCCTCGTAACGCACGGCTTGCTCCCATCCCTTGAGGTTCTTGTTCGTGCTCGTGATGATCACGCGCTTCCCGCGAATGAACCCCCTCGCGCTTCCCTTGGGCTCGGGTTCTCCCATCACTCGGAACTCGTGAGTCGTCACTTCGCGTCCTCCTCGATTGATGATTCGTGCCCGTCGCTCTTAAGCTCCGATATTGCACGCAATGTGCAGCCGAGTTCCTTCTCGATGGCCGGCAGCTGCCCTGGGAGAAGAGCATCCTCGACCCACTCGGGATACTGCTTCGCGTGTTCCAGGAACCAAGTCTTGGCCTTCGGACCAGCGTCCTTCTCGGCGATCAGCTTCGCGAGTCGTTGGAAAGTGCCCTTCTCCTGCTCGGTCCCGCCGAGATGGTTGGTGTCGGCGATCCTCACCTCGGCCGGGCGCGAGATTCCCATGTTCCTGGACCCGGGCAACTCGAATTGCGTATCAGAGCGCGCAGCAGTGGGCCTAGCCGCTATGAGCTCCTCGATCCGCGACTGTACTCGCGCGTGGTCCTTGTCGATGCGCTTAAGGCGTTCCTTCGCGGCCCACAGCTCGAGGTCTGTGTTCGCGTCGACGGCATAGTCGATCGCCAGGCGGATGAACTCGGAGGCCTTCAAGCGGTAGTTCTTCTCGATGCTGTTGATGAGATCTGCGTGTGCCTCGGTCAAGCTGACCTGTATGCGATTCTTCGCTGGCATCTCAAACCGCCCCCATCTGTGTACCCTCGGTGCGGCCCCATCTGTGTACCCTCGGTGCGGCCCCGCCTTTTGGAGATGACGCGACCGGAAAACGGGTACACCCCACCGGACACCCCACTCCCCTAAACTCACTCACTACACAGTTCTTAACAGGAAAGGAAGGAAGGAAGGAAGGAAGGGCCAGCTTGTCGATTTGCATGTTCACTCCTCCTGTTGCTCTGAAAGTGTGTACCCTGGGTGCGGCCCTTGGGACTCATCATCAGGCACCGTTTCCCGTGCATCCTCGGTGGGGATGTCCGCCAAGCCTAGTTGTCCCTCGGCAACATCCCGTCGCAACGCCTTGAGCTCCGCTTCTCTGCACACGATGAAATCAAGCTGCTTCTTCACTAGGTCGAGGACCCGGATGGCGAACTTGGGTTCCGAATACCCCTTCTGCTTGCAGTAGCTGATCGTGCGTTCCGCTTGCTCCTTGATGTCGTTGAAGGCCTGGTTGTTCCTCCGCAGGGTGTTGACGTAGATCGTGATGGCGGAGTCACGTACGCGGTCCCTTCGCGCCTTGATCGTCATGGGCTCGCCCCATTCTTCGAATCCGACCGATGCTTGTGCTTGACCTTGGCCCGGAGCTCGCCCCACTTGATCAGCCGGCGAACCCGCCGCTTGACCAGGTCGTGAGGCACATGCAGCTTCGTCGCGATCTGCGTGTAGTTGTACTTTCGGTGCAGCTTCTTGATGTCGCGGTCGAGGACGTCCCAATCCTCGCCCGTGACCCAAGTATGCGCGACTCCGGGCTCGTTGATCCCGTTGAGCCTGAGGTCCTCGACGCCGATCATGCGCGAACCCTCCTGATGTTCTCGGGCGGTTCGCGGCAATGTTCGCGCCAATGCTCGTCACACAACCACTTGCCAAGGACCCTGATGTTCGCAGGTCTCCTGCAGCCTACGACCTCGCAGACGTCCTCGGCCGGCCGTGTCTTGAACTCGAAGTCGAGACTCATGTCTTCCACCCCGGCGGGCAGGGATACGCGATCTTGTGGACCTTGACCCATGCGGCGTCCGTCCGCGCACAGGTGATATCCCAGATATGAAACGGGGTATCCTTGGCGATCAGCCGGGCGCGCACGTTGAAGTTCTCGTTTGGCCGACCCGTGTTCGCGACGAGTTTGGCTACGAACAGCGCCTTGATCTCTTCGAGTGATGGCGCCTTGATGACCAGGCTTTCGAGGATGCCCTTTCTCGTGAAGAAGAGATGCGCGCAGAACCGCGGCTTGGTGGCAGGAGTCATCAGCGACCTCCTGCGCCCCTGGTCGCGAACTCGGTGATGAGGGAAGCGAGCTTGAGGCACTTCTGCGTCCCGTACAACTTGTGTGCATAACGCGCAAGCGCGCGCAGGTCATGGAGTTCCTTCGGGGTCATCGATTCGGTCGGGACGTAGATCCGTCGCCGCTGGAACCACTGCGTTCCATCGGGAAGGGACACATGAGACAGGCGCCACTCGACCTTGCCACTGTTGAGCAAGTTCTGCACCTCGACGGCGATGTGCGAACGAGAAGTCCCCAGGGCCTCCGCCATGCCATCCTGCGTTAGGATGAACGGCGCGTCGTAGTCGGTCACGCGGCGCGAATGAATCGTGATGATGCCCATAATCTGCTCCCAGATCGGAGGGCCCCTCTGCATCTCCGGCCGAGCATCCACGACGAGGACGTTCTGACTCATGGTCATCGGATGGCCTCCTTGGTCGCCTTCTCTGTCTTCTCGCAGAATGACCGAGTATCCACAACGGCTTGCGGACCGCAGACTTTGAAGATCTCGTCCACGAGCGATGTCAAGTCTTCCTCGTCCTTCTCTGTCCATCCCTTCGGTCTCGCTTTCACCTTCTCTGTTGAATTGATCATGTCTTGTTCCCTTCCCTTTCGCTGATCAGTTTCTCGTAGAAATTCAGCCGAGCGGTGGCGATCGTCATCGCCTCGGAGTAGAGTTTCTTCACCACCGGAAAGTGGTCTAGGAAATCGAGGCGGAGCTCCACGCTGCTGATCAGCATGCGCGCTTCGTCCGCCCGGATCCTGAGTTCCTCGAGGTCCATGCTATGAGGATTCCTCTGCTGTGCTCCCATCCCTTCTGACAAGGTCCCTTCCCCCTCCTGCTTAATCCATGTCGACCCAGACCTCGTACTCGATTGCATCATGCTCGAGTGGATGACCGAAGTGCCCGTCAGAGAGTCGGTACTCCTCGTACTTCTCAAGCTCCTCTGGCCACAACTTGTACTCGTGTCTCGAGACGAGGATGTGCTCACCCTTGGCGACATGCTCTTGGGCGCACTCGAGCGCCTCGTCGATGTCTCCGGTCTGCAACACGCCCGTGAAGGTCACGTGTTCCCCTCCAGGTTGGCGAAGGGCTTCCGTGCCCTCCCCTCGACGCATATCTTCCGCAACTTGCGGTCCCTGATCCGGACGAGGTATTCCTTCCTCACAGCCTCCCCTCCGATCGTGCGCGCGAGAGAATCTCTTCTCGGAAGGCGAGCGTGATCTTCCGAGCGTATCTGCGAGCTCTTCGTGGTCCGGTCCGCCCTCTGCTCTCTTCGGCTGTTGGGAAGGGCTTCCAAAGGATCGCCCGTGCGCCCTTCCGCCTCTCCTCCGCGAGAATCAACTTCTCTGCGTGGGTCATTGCGGCGCCTCCGTGGTCTCGTCTGCTTCGCAAACGAAGCCACTCAGATCGACGCAGTGAATGCAGTTGGCGTCATCCGGCATGTGTTCGCATCTGACGCATTCCTTGAACCGCTTCGGCTTCTCCGCGGGCTTCTCGTTGAGGAACCAATCGTCCTCGTCTATCCTGGCCGCGAGCCGCTCCTCCGCGTAAGGCATGCCCTTGCCGTACAACTCGGCGAGAGTCTCGTGGAGGACTGCTTTTCGCTTCCGAACCTCCTCATCGGTCCTCATTGCGGCGCCTCCTTGGCCGGCGCCGCAGGCATCTGAGGCGTGGCGACCTCGGCGAAGGCCCTCAGGTTGACCATGGTCTGTATGCTCTCGACGGACGCGGCCTCGTCTCTGCTGTTGAGGTAGACCTTGATGCGCGCGTTCGCCGGCCCGAACTCGATGCTGTCCTTGCGCTCCTCGAGCTCCAGGAGCCTCTGCAGGAGGATGGCCTGAGTGTCGTTGCTCATGCCTTGGCCCCCTTGCCTTCTCGTTGTTCCCAACCTTCCATCTCGACGATCTTGCCGTCGAAATTCAGGAAGATGCCGCACTCGAAGCAGGCCTGGTACTTCTTGACCCACTTCTTCCCGGTCTTCGCGTTCTCCTTCTCAGACTCCGCATCGATCTCGGTGTTGCCGCATCTCGGGCACTTGTTCCATCGCGGCTTGTTGCGGTCGTATGCGGGCTCGCCTTCGACGGTCTCTGCCACCGGCGTGTCATCCTTGGCCGGTGTTGCGGGCTTGACATCCTTGGCGGGCTCTGCCGGCTTCTCATCCTTCTTCGGTGGACTCGCGGGCTTGCTTGCCGGCGGTGTCACCGGAGCGGACTTCGCGGGCGTGTCCTTCGGTGGAGCTGCCGGAGTCGCGGACTTTGACGCAGTGATGCCGAGCTCCTCCTCGGTCGCGACCTTGACAACCTGCCCCATGTCGTGATAGAACCGGTTGATCATCGGCACGTCGTCTGTCTTCAACTCCCCGGGCGCGAACGTAATGATCATCTCCCGTTCGGCCTTCGCGCTCTCGTACTGCTTTGGTTGGATCGTGCGGCCGTAGACCACACGAAGCTGCTCTATCCATGGCATGGTTTCACTTCCCTTTCGTTGACGATGGTGGATCCCCCGGACGAGTGAAGGAGCGGGGTGCGCTCCATGCAGTTTATGTCCGGGGTTTCCTTGGTGGCTCGTGATGCTGAAAAAGATGGGGGAGGGACCCGAGCCTGGTGGTTCCATGCCTGGTAAAGGCCGATGACACTTGCTTCTTGCCCAACTGTTTCAATGAAGCCCGGGTCCCCATGTTGGTTCGAGAAGGATTGCGTCGGGTCGAATTGCACGACCTCCTCGAGATCATGAGTCTCGAATGCTGCTAGTACACCACGACGCAGCTGTGTACACGACGGTGTATACCAAATGGTATCATACTGAAAAGTATAGGAGGGCGAGTCATAATATCCCAGATTCTGGGAGATTGTGACGCTCACAGCAGGTCCTCCGCGAGAACGAGATGCTTGCGGCTGATCAGCTCAGCATAAACCTGGAACCGGCTGTACGGCCGGTCGTACATGTCGGAGATAAGCCAGATGGTGGGAGTGGGCCCAACCGGATTTGGTTCCGCATCGACTATCTGGACGGGACGGATTGTGTACGATGCCGTGCTATTCGATAACACGACATAGCCTTCGTCATGTGTCTGAGGTTGACATCGATGTACTTCCTCGTTGTCGCTTCGTCCGCATGCCCGAGGATCTCGCCGATCGTCGCAAGATCGAGGGTCTTCTGCCCGTGCTCGTCCGTCGCCTCGTACCATTGCTGCGCGCAGGTCCTCCGCATGTCGTGGAACGCGAAGTTGTCCAGCCCGTTGTCCGAGATGAACTGCTTGAGCAGGTCCTCCGCTCGGGACTTCTTGAAGCCGAGCAGGAGCTCCGGGTCCTGACGGAACGGATTGGACCTCATGTACTCGGCAAGGGCCTCGCGCGTGTCCGGGTGCAGAGGCACCGGTCTCGCCTTGTAGCCCTTGCCGTGCACCTGCAGGATCCCGGAGATCAGCGCGTCGTTCGCCTCGTCCCAACGGATCCTGAGGATCTCGCACATGCGCAGGCCCATGAGCAGCCCGAGATAGATCATCACTGCGACCTTCGGCTTCATCGGCGAATCGAAGATCTTGCCGACCTGCTCCTCCGAGAGCCACCGGACTCGAGTCCGCGCGGTGCCTGACATCTTCACCTTGATGTTGAACGCCGCCGGGTGTCCGCAGAACTTCAGGAAGTTGCGCAGGATGACCGTCGTGACCTTCTGATACACGCAGGACATCCCGTCGAGCTTCAACAGGAACTCCTTCACGAGCTCCGATGTGATCAGCGACGGCGCGCGGATCCCATGGTCCTCGCAATGTCGTCTGAAGTGCCTGAGCGTGCGTGCCTGCTCGAGGACGTACTTTTCGGTCAACCCCTCCTGACGCAGATGTCTGATGTACCGGCTCATCTCTCGAGTCAATCGAGAGTATTCGTTCATGCGCCGAACCCCCCATGGCCTTGAGGGCTATATCAGAATCGCTGACAACTTGACTACGAGAACACCGGTCCCTTTCCAGTCCGTTTGCTTCGCACACCCCGAGGCCTTCCTTCACTTTTGTTGAGGTGAAATAGGGTTGAGAGCTATTAATAGATTCCTAATGTGATTTCTTTACTGACCTCTTGGGGGATTTATTCCCTCACTTATATATTCCAAAATGTTATTTAGTAGAGCGGGTTTCCCTATCATCGTGCCGCGGATGGTGTTGCGCATCCTGGAGGGATATGCCGCGTCGGGCCCGATCCTCGTCTATCTTCTCAACAAGGCGAGCCAGCGTGCTTATCGCAAGGAGATCGAGCACGAGATGTACCTGGCGCCGCTGACAGCTATCAGGACCCTGGACTTCTTGACGAGAATCTCGCTTGTGACCGGGCGGATGTCCAAGGATGACCGGGTCAAGCAGACACTGACCTTCTATTCACTGACCGAGAAAGGTCGACGGATCGCCCAGATTTTCAACCGGACGGAAGACGAACTCGAGGCGGAGAGATCTGCGGGGACTATTCCAGCCGACCTCGAAGGGTGAGAGCTCGGCCGGCTCTGTATCTCGAGCACAAGGCTTTCGTCTCCTGGTCGAACCGGTCCCTGAACTCGTCGGTGCTCTGTGAGCTCGCTAGGCATTTCTCAACCAAGTCCTCTAGCAGGATACAGCCGTCCTGGAACCCGAAGTCGTACTCGTCGCTTTGCATGTCATTTCCTCTTCCCACCGTTGCCAGCGACGTAAGATGCGCTATATGGCTTTGATGGGAACTCGTCGGTGAAAGTGCAATACGATTCAGAAAGGCAGAAATAGATGCGGTCACTCTTCACTCATGGATGTCGAGTGGTCCGACGAGGAGCTTGAAGCCGCCGTCCATGAGCGAGAGACTACTGAGGTTCAGAGTGCACCCGTTCTTGATGTTCTCCATCGCGTGGCTCTTTGTGATGTACTCGGTTGCTGCCTTTCAGCCGGAGATGGTCCGCGGAGACGGAGGGTTCCCGGAAGCGAACACGGTGTTGCGGATCCTGCATGTGCTCGAGTACTTCGGATGGGCGTTGTTCGGCTACGGCATCATCCTGACCGCGGAGTGGATGATCATGCGGATAACCGGCGAGGATAGACCGCCGCCGAAGTTCGAGTAGTGCACCTTTGCACGTAGGTGCATATGCACGCATCAACTCGCGTCGCAGAACACATCGACCGACACGCGCGTGACTTTGAGCTTGTAGAAGTATTCGCATGCCCCGAGCGTGACGGTGCCGACCGCACTGCCCGCAGTTGCTGCATCATACAACACGATCTTGCCGATGGGGGTGCTGCTTGCGGTATAACCGTTGCCCGGTTCGAATGTGGCATGATAGATGTTGATGTTGTCGTCAATCGTCTTGGTGCAAAGCACGCGCGCCTGACCGGCGACCGCTGCGCCCGCCGCGTTCTGCAGTTCCATGTACAGGCTAGCGTCCGTGATCACAGAAGCGAGCCGGGCGGGCAAGTAGTATTCCTTAACGACATCATTGCCGCCGGTGAAGTTCTCTGCAAGTTGCGCCCGCAACCGCTTCGCATCCAGTTCGTCTTGCTTCGAATAGTCATAGTTGGTGATGGCGATGATCGTCTTGCCGGGTACGCATGTCACGCCTCGGACCTTGAACTTGGTCGCGGTCAAGTGCAAGGTGCTGATATTGAGCGTGATGATCTTGCCGCCCCGCACGGAGCCGGAACCACCGCTGCTGTCGTCAAGCATATCGGGATAGCAGCCTCCCACCGTGATTGTGCCTTCCCACTGTGTGCGGTTGATGGCAAGACGGATCCGTCGCGCCTCGCGTACACAGTCCGGGTAGGATGTGAAGTTCTTGTCCGTCAGGCGGTAGGTGTTGGCCCCGAACAAGGCCCGGTTGATCCAGTCACAGGACGAGGCGAATATCGTCTGCTTATTACCGCCTTCGCCTCGCAACTCCACCGTGTTGATCTTCAGCGCATCTGCTTTCGTTAGATCATGGTCGATGATTCGGAACTCTGTATCCGTCGCGCCGCTGTCCGAGAAGGTCACAGCACTTGCGTCGCCCGTGTTATACTTGCCGCGCGCATAGATGTAGTCAACACCTGCAACCCACAGGTCGTACATGACGAGTTGCCGGGAGGATAGGCCGCCTTCCTCGAGGTCGCTGATCTGCCGCAGGCATTCCAGGGGAGACTTACCCATCGTCTTGTAGATTCCGAACGTGTCGGTGACGTATCCATCCACGACATCAGCGGAAGCCCCGAAGACGAGATTGATCAGGTTTTCCATCACGGTCTTCTTGGCGACTGTGCCATAGAAGTAGCTCAAGCACGCACGCTCATAGTAGGCGTTCGTATCCGGGATGTCATTGCGGCCCTGCCCGTCGATCCACATCTCATCGGTGTATAGCGCGTTCTTGAAAGCGCGGTTCACTTCGATGTCTTGCCAGGGCGAGAACTCCAAAAGGAAATTGTCGAAGTTGTAGGTCTGCACTGCCCAGGATGATGTCGCATAGTACCATGCTCGCGGGTCGAAGTTGCCAGCATTCACGCCGATGTTGATGTCCACAGTGGTTGTAGCGCTGACTGCGCGCGCAACGATCGCATACTGTTTGTCAGGTCGCAGCCGATCAGCGTAGGTGAAACCGTGCCCCGCATCATCGTCAGGATACCAAGGCACAGGATACCACACGCCGTCGTTGGGCAAGGTCGTGAAATCATAGTAACAAATATCCACGCCATTTGGCCCGGTAGTCGGCGAACATTCCTGTAGGCTCAACCGCAGCGTGGCCGTGTTGGTCGCCCCGCACATCGCGCTGATTTGGCAGCGGTTGATGTGGTCCCCATCCTTGCCACTGAAAGGCTGCGCGTACTTCTTGGTGCTATCGTCGATTACCACAGCGGTCGTGCGTTGCGACGAGTATATCTTGGCATCATCACGGGTGCTGACGGCGATCTGCCAAGGTGGTGACACCCAGGTCGTGTCCAGCGTGTCTGCGCGTGCGGGCCACGCGGGCGATGCGGCATACACGAGCAGACGCTCGTACTCTTCGCGGTAGGTGCCCGCAACCCAATACTTGTCCACAGGGAAGCGGTCCAGCTTCGCAAGAGGTGACAAGCATACCACCTCGAGCAGGCCGTCGCCCGTCTGCTGCGTCGATATGATCTCGCCGTGAAAGTATCGCGTTGCCGAACCCGTCAACGTAGGATACAACGAACACTGCACCTGCAAGCCCGACACGATGTTGCCGCATCCTGTCGTCGCATTGTAGGTGCCCCCTATCAAGTCACCGTCCTTGTTCCAGAACTTGAGGCGCAAGTCGAGGGGATAGTTCTCACTGCGCTCAAGTTTGTAGTCGGCGACCTTGTTCGAGGACAGCGTGCTGTGGATGAATGTCAAGGTATTGCTGCCCGCTTCGTCCGGGTACTTGCCTGCCACCGTTGCGATCTTGACGGTGAATCGTTCTGCGCTCATAGATTGGTCACATCAACCGGGCGGCTTGGCATCGGCTGTTTGCGCCCTTGGAACTGCGCGATCGTGCCGGTGCTGGAACCGCCTGTTTGTGAAAGTGTCTTCTCATAATACAGTACCTTGCCACTTGCCACCGTGATCGTGCCACCGTCTTGCACCAGGGCATCGACGGTGGCGTTCTCATTGACCGCCCAGGTTCCATTGCTGACGGTGGCCGTGCCCTCCACGATCAGGAAGCCACCTTGTGTGACTGTCGTACTAGCACCGTTCACTATCAGCGTCGTGCATCTGATCTGCGATGCCCGCCCATTGAAAGTTACCCTCGCCCCGAATGTGATGGTTGGCGCGGAAAGGATATAATTGCTGGCAGACAAATCGACAGTTAAGACATTGGATGCGTGGTTGGACAATATCGACATTGGGCAAGAAACTGCCCAATCCGCAGACGCGGTAAAGGCGAACGAGGCTGACGCATCACTGTGTAGATATAGTCTGAGTGTCCCGGTTCCATCTATCGTTCCGAGGCTTCCAATCGTTTGATTGGCTCTCGCATAGATTGAAAAGAGTGAGGACGCACCCAGGTGTATCTTGCCGTTGTTCACGAATGTGGACCCTGCATAGAGTTGGACATAAGGTGTTGCAGAAGCAGCGATCGTGAGTTCTGCCCCGACATCAACTTGGAACGCATGGATGACATCCGGATAACCGCTCATCGTGACTGCACCAGTCACGCGGTAGTCATTGAAGTCGATTCCTGCGGCGACATTGAATGTCCCGGTCCCCTGAATCAGACGAGGACCTGGGTAGGTGATCGCGCCCCCGGTTCGCCCAAAGTTTCCGGCGCAGGACAATGTGTAGGTCGAAGTCGGGGTAAATGTCCCGGCCTTAATCAACCAAGATGTTACCGAGAATGAAGCGGTCTGGGTAACGACACCGCTATAACCTGTGTCCTGCAGGTAAGCCCCGAGTGCGAGGGCAATATCGAATGTACAGTTGACGACGCTGCTCGCATCGAACAGAATATCCCTGCCCGCAGCCGGCGGCGTGTCCCAATTTGCTGCCGTTGATGCAAGGTTCCCATGCGCTCCGTCTGCAATCCATTTGCTTGTTGCCATGTTACACATCCTCCGTTAGCGTGATCGTGTACGGGGCATAGAGGCTGCCCGATTTGAAGTCCGTATCGTGGTCGAGGATGCGGCAGTAAGGCAGCTGCACATATTCCGAGTAGAATGCGATCGCGGTCCCGGCCGCCTTCCACTTGTCCACGAGCGCCCACTGCAGATCTGATATGAGCCAGAAGCCTTCGATTTCAACGATGCCCGCTTCCGAGCCACGCCAATGCACGCGCCCGGCCTCGCGCCCGAGGCAGATATCAGAATCAATCGACGGCACTCTGTTCAAGGGCTTGGTCTTCTGCGGGTGACGATTGAAAACGAAATAATCCGCGTAGCTGCCCAAAGACACCTTCGCGTTCTGCAGCACCAAGTTCGTAAATGTGCTACCCGGCGCCGCCCCCCAAATACGCACTGGATAGGTCGGGGGGTTGTTCACCGACCGCCAAGTGACGGGGCTGGTCGGCGTGCCATTCACAACTACGATACCTGGGGAATTCAGCGTTACATAATTGCCCGAGTAATCGGCCATCTTCAATGTCACGCCGGCGTTCCAAGTGGACAGCCCATAGGTCATCGACAAAGTGAGAAGCGAGAGGTCTTGGTCGAAGGTCAAATCCCCTGCAGGATACATGCCGATTCGGCAAGTAGCTTGGTTGGCTGCCGAGCAATCATTGAACAGACCGGATATCGTCTGCGCACTGTCCACCTGTAATATGAACCCGATCAGCTCGGCCCCGCTGTGCGTTGTCCATGTGCCGTCGATGTGCACGCCTGTGTTCCCCACCGCACCGATCAGTGTGCCCGTAATATCGATCTCGCCGGTGGCGGCAATGCCGCCCGCGCCCTCGAATGTGAGTTGGCCGCCTGCGGCGATGATCAGCTTGCCCGTTGCTGCGGCGGTGAAATCCTTGATCACTTCCGCGTCGTCCACCGTCACATCGAAGGTTGCGGTGTCGATCGTGTCGCCTGTGACGGGTAGGCCGTTGGGGGTCCACTTTGCCTGGTCCGTCCAGTTGCCTGTTGCATTGCGCGTGTATGCCGTCAATGTGCCACCTCCTTTGCGATCAGCTTGGCGAACCGGCGCTGCTCGTAGTAGGTGTTGCCGCCCGCCGCGCCATAGATTATGATGTTCACATTGCCGCCCGCGCCACCGGGACGGCCAATCGTCTCTCCCTTATGCACCATCGCAGGCCCCGTTTCCCTGATCATGCGCGTTTCGCCCGGCTGCGTCTGATAATAGCCCGCAAGTTTGCCCGCCACAAGCGCCATACTGCCCAAGGCGATGCCGACGAGTATCGGGCCGATGAAAGGTATCAAAGCCGTACTCAATGCGCGCACAACGGCAAGGGCCGCTTCGCTTGCCCGCAGCGCGTTGACCATGCCGATCACGCCCTTGATTGCCATACCCGCGCCCACGAACAACTGCATAACCGATGTTGCCGCCGACAGTATCTTCATGTTGCTGTCGCTCACGAAACCCAGGTTGCGTGCAGAGTTCACAACCATGTTGAAGCCGCCACTGAGGGCATGCATCGCTTGCACCTGGGCCATGAAGGATATGTTGGCCTTCATCGTGTTGTCGCTGGCATCCTTCTGCGCGCCGGACAAGCCCGCGAGCTCACCCTTGGCTTTCCGTATCGTGCTCGAGGCGTTCTCATCGACACCCTTGAGCACTATCCGCGCTTCTGCATCCCCGGCCATCTCACACGACCTTGTTCTCCCTGGTTATCTCCGCCATGGCGCGCACCTGATCGGGCGTCGCATTTGCGATCGTCAGGTTCTTGTCGATCGGAATGTTGAACTGCTGCGCGAGCCGCATCAGACGCTTGGCAGCCTCCATCGATTCCTCGCTCGGGTTGTAGACATCGGCCACCGTCTTGACGACCGTGTCGCGTTCGGTCGGTGGGAGCGCATCCAGCAGCGCCTCGAATATATCGAGGCTCATGGTGGGTGCGACCAGGCTCGCGTGTGTCAGTTCGATCGAGTAGGGCTGACCGAGCATCCCATACTCGTTGATGAAGTCCCACTCCTCCGGTGTGTACTCTGTTGCCGGCTTGCTCAGGATCTCCGCAGCCCGTACCATCATGGGGGCCATGTGCTCGAAGAGATCCTTGTGCTTGAGAGCGAGCTGCTTAACCCGCATGTCGCTGATCTTGTGGAACACCAACTTGCCCTTGCTCGTGGGCACCGTGAACACGCGGTCATGCCCGAGGATGATCGGCGCGGGATCTACCAATTCGCTCACATCGATTGTGTTGAGGTTGTCGTGCCACTCCACAGGCGTCGGCGGCGGACCTTGCTGTTCGTCCATGTCATCACCTCACGCAATCGTAAGGCCGTTGAACTTCAACGACAGCGTTTCCTTGAGCGGGTCCTTGCCGGACTTGTGATCAGGCGCGCTCGGGTCCTTGAAGTACCCGCCCGTGAAGGTCCAGGTCTTCCCGTTGATGTACAGCGTGAAGATAATGCCGGTCTTCCGCGCGAGCTTCTGCGCCCAATGCGTGTTGTCCCGGTGCCATCTCGAGATGTCTACCGTGCAGTCGAAGTCCCCCTCGTCGAAGGCCTCGGCCACCGGATACACCAGGGCATCAGCCCCCGTGCGTTTGTACCACTCGGGGGTCAGGTTGTTCTTGATCGTGACCTTCCAATCGATCACACCCGCGATGTTCGCGAGACCACTGCCGTAGTTGACCTGTGGAGCGGTGCCGTCCCAACGCGCGTAGGCCGTTGTGGGTAGTGTAGGATCCGCACCCGGCGTGATCGTCTGCAGTCCCGTGAAGGCCTTGCTCGCCGCCGTCACGACATACTGTGCTCGGCAGTCCAGGGAATACACCAACGCCTTGCCCACGCCTCCAGCCTGTATCGTAAGGCCGTCGACCACGCAGCCGTTGAACAGGGCATACTCCGTTATGGTTGCGTTGGTCTTCTTGCTGACGAGCGAGAAGGAATCCAGGCGTCCGTCACTTGCGCGGCCCGTGATCTCGCCCAGGGCGTACAGTGCCCAGAAGTCCTCGGGCACGAATATCACGCCATCGCGCAGCCATACCTTCGCGGTCAAGGTGAACCCGACCTCGTAGTTCTGATAGGCCACGCTCGTGAAGGCCCGATCGAGGAACTCGTCCTCCTCCGGGTTGAAGTTCGGCTTGGTCTGCAGGTCCATCGTTTCTCCGAGAGCCTTGAGAGCCCCCGTGGTCGTCGTACCGTACACGGTTTCCGCCGACCAATACGTCCGTTTGATATCCATTCCCAGCGTCGTCGTCATCTATGCCACCTTCAGGAGAAGGTCCACGACCACCGGCACGATGATCACAAGCGCGCCGATGATCGCAGCGAACATCTTCCAGTTGGTTTCGATTACGGTGAGCCGGGTGCTGTGATCCTGCACGTCCGCGCACACCGTTTTGAAGCTGTCCTTGAGTTCGGCGACATCGGCGGCCGCTAGGATGAGGACGTCATGGTCGCTCTTCATCTCGAGCTCCCGTATCAGCTTGCTCCGTTCTACATCGTTCATTGCGGCCGCCTCCGTTCGCTTCACCCTCTGCCAATGCCAGGGACGGCTTCCGGTCGATTTAGCACGGCCTTCACGATGTCTATGCCAAAGTACCCAGCAGACAGAAGTCCGATCAGAGCCGCGATCAGCGTCCAATCCAGGTTCCAACCCGCCTTCACGATGACCCATAGCATCGGGCTGAACAGCAGTCCCGCGACTCCGCCAACGAACATGCGCTTGGCTGCGAGCACGAGTATGTCTGTCCAGTTTTTCAACGATCTCACTTCATTGGGCGGCACGATCAGATAGAGCAGGCCGCCAATGGCCCCAAGAATTATTGCCACGAATAAGGCAATCATCTGTGCGTTCATGCTTCAGTCCTCCTCGTACATGAGTAACAAGTTGGCCGTCATGCGATACAGCTCGTCGTTCGCATCGAAAGCTGAGGTGTCGAGCCAACTTGTGACCGTGATCGCGTCGATGCCTGCCGCCGGGTTGTTGGCGTGCAGGCGTAGTATGCGTTTGACCTCATCGCGCATCTGCAGCATATCGGCGTCCCGTTGTGCCCAGATGTCCAACTGCACTGCGAGCTCCACCTGCTCGATCAGTTCGCCGAACACCACATGCGGAGCTCCAATCTCCTTGAGCGAGATGTGCCTGATCTTCTTGCTGCGTCCGTCTGTCAGGGCGGTCTTAGGGTGGGCCTCGCTGTACCATTCCTTGTCGATTGTGGGTGCAGGTCCGCCGGTTGCCGTCGCCCATGCCGCCGTGATCATCCCCGCAATCTCAGTGCAGGGATCCGTGACACTGCTCACGACAGGAGCCTCCCGATCTTGCTGATGCGTGGCCGGGGATACCTGTACTCCTCGGCCTTGCCCCTGCTGTCCCAAGGTTGCAGTTTGGCCCCGAGTTGCTTCTTGAGGCGCTGTGATTCGCTTTGGAATAGGCCCAGGCGTTCACGCAAGGCACCGACCTTCTGCGGTACCTGTGTGCCCAGGAGCGAGTCGTGGCCGGCAAGCAATGCACATAGGCGCCGTACTCGAGGCGAGGTCGTTGCATCGCCGTAGACGTAGGTCACCCGCACGGCCTGATAGTCTTCTTCGGGCTCATTGAGCAACCACACGATGCCACGCTTGAGGTCCTCAGGCGATGCGTAGTAGTCCTCGTCCGCGCCCTGCGTCTTCGCCGTAAAGAGGCTGCCGCCTCTGTAGGAAAGCGTCGTGATGCTCTGCACCGGGTACGCGCTCAGATGCAGGAACCCCTCGCTGTTGTAGTCGTAGTCCTCGTTCGTCATCGTCCCCGTGAGCCATTTGCGCCCGGTGTAGTCGTCGATCTCGTCCGTCGCCATCTTGATGAACTCGGATATGTCGGCATCGGACAGCTGATCCGCGGCGATGCCCGTGAGCCGCCTCACATCATCCACGCTGCAGTACACGTCGTAGCCCCAACGAACGGTGTTCTCGATGACCGTGCCGCTGCAGGTGAAGGCGCTGTTGCCCGCTATCCTGCATTCCGTCCAGATCCCGCTGCAGGCTAGGGCCATCGCGAACGGATGATGCGGGAAGGTGTCGACCGACTCGACGGAAGCCATGTTCTCCGCTACGCCGTTGATCGTCAAGGTGCCAACCCAATCGGTCGCGAAGCCGGCGCCCACCGCGTCGTCGAACTTGAGGTGAGCTCCGGCCGATATGATCAGGATCCCGTTCTTGCCCACGCTGCTGTCGATGACCCGAAAACAGGTCTCGGTGCTGTCAGCTGATATCGTATGGGTTGCACCGTTCAGGTCGATTATCGCGCTCATCTGACCTTTGCCTCCCACGCGAAGTTCTTGCTGAGGATCTCCGTGATGTAGATGTTGGTCGCATCAGCCGCCTTGCTCTGATATGGTTGGCAGCCCAGGTCGATGCTGGACAATATCACGCGCGTAGGTATGGCCGACAAGCCGTGCGCGATCGTCTGCTCCGCGCCGGTGCCGACCGACAGGCCCGAGTTTTCTGTCACATATCCCTTGTTATCCCGGATGATGTTTCCGCTCCCAGGCGTCGATAGTGTGGTCATGCTGTTATTAGCAATCAGCAGCCCCGTGCTATCTGCATGTAGCTCGACATCTCCGACGAATCTGTTGCCTGTTATTATCGACCCGATGTTCGCGTTGCTCTGCCAATACGGCCAGACCGCACAGCCGCTCACGACATTGTTCGCAATCACGTCGTAACTGCCGTTGTCAGTAATCCCGATGTACTGATAATAGACCGTGTTACCTACGACCGAGATATAGCTAGCGTCGCTGGCAATATCTATGCCTGTGCCAGCAACTCTGCTGAGAGATGAAACCGTGTTCCCGATTATCGCGACATTCTTGCAGCCACTGACGCCAATCAGTTTGTATGGACCAGCTGGAGCAACACCAGGGTAGTCTATAACATTCCCTGCGATAACACTGTCATCATGCAGAAGCCATATCGCCCTGTCGTAACCCGAAATGTAGTTGCCCGTGATGGTCGCCTGTGAGCCTATGACTATGCCAAAAGCTCCTTCCTCGTTCTCGCTGCTATGTACTATCCTGTTTCCCGTGATCGTGAACTTGCATGCAGGCGTGCTGTCCCCACCGAAGATTCGTATTGCGTATGGGAAATCGTAAATCGAGTTGCCGGAAATCACGGCCTCCGGCGAATCGAGAATGTAGATGCCGTTCCCCCATATCGAGGTTGGCGCATCCGACATGTATGGGCCTGCGAGAAGGATGTTGTTGCTCACCGTGTTGCAGTCCGCGATGTCCTCATTGTAAGTATTGTTGCTCTCGACTATGATCGCGTGGCCGAGGTTGTGACCGCTGCCCATTGCCAATGTATCCACGAGGTTGTCCAGAACGCGGTTCTCATTGGAATTGTAGATGATCTGTATCCCGTGCGCGTTGTGGTAACACAGGTCATTGCTTTGGACGAGATTGTGGCTGGCGTTATCCAATGTGATCGCGCCCCAACCGGACGCATTGCGTGACACGACATTCCGAATCGTGCAGTGATCAGCCCCGACGAGATAGATGTTGTTGCCCTGCCTGAAAAATGCGTTCTTGTTTCCGACCGGTGCAGCGATTCCTCCTCCGCCATCGGCAGGCTTGTTGACAGGATAGAATGTCTGATTAGCCAAGTTGCCATCAACCTTCAAATCGCGGATTGTGACATAATCGGCCGTGACCGTGATCATGTTGACCTTGGAACCCACATACAGCGCGGCTGCATAGGTTTCTCGGAGAGTATCGCGCAAGTTGAGGCGATTAGCCACGATGGTTTCGATATGGTTCATCTCCCAATTCGTGCTACTTGTCGTCATGTCGCCAATGATGATGTCCATGCCCTCGGTGAACCCGGCCGCGCTTACAACATCAATGTAGGCGTTGCCACTTGTCGCTTCGCTGGCGATCGTGGTTTCGACCACAGGCAACAAGTAGAAGATGGTATCAGGGCCGCAACCGGCAATCGTGACATCTGCAGTGTCTATGACCAGGCCCGCTGCGAGATTGTACTGAGCCTTGCCGAATACGAACTTGTCGCCCACAGCCAAAGCGTCCAGTGCCTCTTGAAGAACGGCGTTGTGATCAGCGCCTGAGTAATCTATCTCGCCCGTCGCACCGTTGCGGACATACACTATGGCGTCATCCACAAAAGCGAAAAAGTTGGCATCGGAAACCATCGAACCTTCTTCGACCGTTGTGTCAAAAGTCAGCGTATCCGCAGGCACTGATACACCCGTCTTCGGATATAGCAGGCCGGTAGTGTCGAGCCGGAGCAGGTCTGTTCCATTAAACAGTTCTGCAACGAGCAGGTCAGCCGTCTGTCCATTTGCCCCGGTGATCTTGTGCGTGATTGTTGCGGGCGCGCTGCCCGTTTGATGGACATGCCCGACCTGTGTCAAGTCGCCTGTGAGATCGATATCGCCAGTGATATCCTGGTCGCCTGTTTGCACCAAGTCGCCGGTCAGCGTCCAAGTACCCATGATATCGAAGTCGCCGATAAGGCTGTAGTCGCCCGTGTGCACCAGCACTCCGTCCTTGTCCAGAACGAACACATCAACGCCGCCATAGGTCTTGACAGCGAACATGTCCACTGCTTGCCCATTGGCAGCCCGTATCTCGATCGTGATCTTGTTCGGGTCGTCCGATTCGACTTTCATCGTACAGCCTCCTGATTGATTGGCCTCATTCGAAGTGTATCCAGCACTCGCCCTGCTTGGCATCACCCGCTGTGGCAATGGTGAATGTTGCGCCGGCTTCGTTGATGACTGGATGTATGGCGTACACATTGGAACCAATCGTCTGTTCGGCCAGTACTGCGGCCCGTTCCGTCGTCGTTGTATCCCGGTCCGCGCCCCTGCCACCGAGCAAGTCGATGACCGATAGCGCAGATACGAGCGTGATGTCGTAGTTGTCCGTTGGTGCCGGCGTGCCCGGCTTCGTGACGATCTCAACGACGCGCCCGCTGATCAGTTCCGTGATCTTCTGGGACACGACACCGAGTTCGGTGCAGGCCCACTTCACATAGAGCGTGGCCTTCCCGCCAGGCGCTCCACGATTGTCCGAGTATGTGTAGCTCACTACTTGTGCCGTCATGTTGTTATACCTCCTTGCGCTGTTGGCCCTCCCCGAAAAAAATGGGGGAGGTAATCGTGAAGTTGTTTAGCCTCCGAGTTGACGCAGGAGCATGCGGCAGATTTCCTTCAGCTCAAGCGGTGTCACTTCGTTCTTCTTGATGTTGACATGCGCGCCATCAGTTTCGATGATGACCTCACGCTGCTTGGGCGGTTCCTCTGCCACTATCGGCTTCTGCTCCTGTTCCTCATCGGTCATGTTTCATCCATCCTTGCGTCGCTGCTCGATCACGCGCTGTACAGCGGGATGTACCGCTTGTTGGTCCCGATGTACACGATCAAGTACCCGGCTTCGGTCTTCGTCAGGCCGCCGCTCGACACGATGACATTGGCCACTGCCGTCAGCCGCATCAGTCCGACCACTGGCTGGCCGGTCCCCGCCACATCAATGATGTAGTCGAAGGGCTTGCAGCTTGCCTTCAACCACACCCTGACTGCGGAGAAGTTCGTCACCGTTGCGCTCGCGTGAACGGCTGAGCTGATGCCCAACCCGCTCAGGTATGCAGCTGTCAGTCCAGTCTCAGACTCGACGCTGCAGATCGCACCTGCTTCCTGGTCGGTCGTGGTCACGGTTCCGGACTGCTCCCAATAGAGCCATGCGCCTGCGTGCTGCCCCGTGCCCAGGTTGGCCTTGACACGCATCTGCAGCTCTGCGCCGAAGCAGGACACATCGTTGGTCTGCGCCTTGTTGACCAAGAACCGGCTGTAGACGCCTGCGACAACAGCCAAGTTGGTCAGCACTGCGTCGGCCGCCTTTAGCTCCGGGTACAACCCGAGCAGGCCCATCGTGTTGCCGTCCGGGTCCGCGCTCATGGACACGCCTGCGGCTTGTCCGAACTCACCGAACTTCATCGAGTGCGCAAGCGAACTACCGTCTGGACTTGCGAAGATGGGGCATGCGGTATCTGCTGCTACTCTAGCCATTCACAGCACCCCCGCTCACAGGATGTCCCTGATCTTCCCTTGGCTGCAGAATCTCGTGCAGATGAGCTCCCCGGCTGTCAGCACGATGTTGTCCACACCCAGGAAGTCGTTGGCAACCCGGTTGTCCGAAGTCATCACTGTGGTCGGCACGCTCATCCAGAAGCTAATGTGCTCGAGGTCGAGCAGGAGGATCCTGCTGGACTCATCAGCTTCCTTGGGCATGATCGTCGAGTCCAATACGACGATCGGGGTACCGTCCCAGGATCTCAGCTCGAGGCCTGCATCCGCCCCGGCCGCGGATTCGATCCCGTTGACAAGGGTCTTCTTGCCTTGCCACTCACCGAACCGTTGCCCGGGAGATACCAGGGCCTTCCAGCGCCTGTACGTGTCCTGCCCGGTCACGAACACCTGCCTTGCAGGATCCGCGCCATAGCTGCGTGTCTGCTCGATCAGCGTCTCGATCTTCGCCAGCGTCAACGCCTGTGGTGTGCTGTCGTACTCGAGGACCTGCGAGTCATACACGGTGCTCGTGGCGCCATCTCTGTTGATGCTCGACACTGCCTCAGTGTACGGGTCGGAGTCCCCGGCCGTGTAGCCGTCCCCGGTGATCTCGTTGTATGACGATATCAGCCGGTCCAAGCTCTCGAAGTTGTAGCCGGCCAAGGTGTTGCTGTCCTTGAGCAGCATCGCTTCGATCGCTCGCGGGTGTCTCACCCGGAAGTACTCTGCGAAGTCAGCGTTGCTGACCGCGCCCGCTCTGTACTTCGTCATGCGTTCCGCTTTGTCTGTGAACTGCCATCTGCTGAGCACTTCCTTCTCTGCGAAGGTGTACTCGGCGAAGGTCGGCACATCAGAATCGACGAGGGCAGCAGCCTCAGCGATACCCGCTGTGGTCGCCTCATCGGTCGTGATGATCTTCACTTTCTCGCCCGTCAACTGCTTGAGGGGCAGAAGCGAAAACACCTTCGCATCGTACACCAACGAGTAGAAGATACCCGCTGTGGCAGCCGCAGTGCCCATCCCGGTGTCGCTGGACAGCGCCGGGTCGTCGATCTTCCGCAACACGTCGTCAAGGCGTAGCGCCTCACCGAACTGGTTGCCAAAGATGTCCTCGTAGTAGCCGTTGATGAAATCAACGACATTTCCATAGGCCGTCATGTGGCTCACCTCTTGTTCTTCTTCCCTTGGAGCATTGGCGAACCTGGCTTGTTAAGGCCCCCGGCCTTCTTGACCTGCTCGCCGACCTCCTGCCATGTCGACTTGCCGCTTGGCTTGCCGAACTGTTGGCCGCCTGAATCCTTCGCCAAGGTTTTCTTGGCCGGTGATTCGGGACTTGCGTTCGCCGCCTTGGCATCTTCCGCCGCCTTGTCTGCAACAGCCTTCTCGGCTGCAGCCTTTCCAGCGGCCGCTTGTGCCTCGGCATCCTTCCCTTGCTCCAACGCGCCCACGCGCGCCGACAACGCAGCGACTGCATCGCCCACGCCCTTCACTTGCTCCATCATCGTCTTCATGGCATCCTGCATGGATACCTGCTCAGGCGGTGTTGCAGCAGGCGGTACCGGCTTGTCTTCCGGCGACATCGGGTCCTGCTTGACCTCGGGCGATGGCGGGGAGTTGGGCTGGTCGCCCGAGGGCTTGTCGGCCTCGGTTGGCTTGTTGGCCTCTTTGGTCTTGTCTTCCATGGT